ACTGGCAATCCTTTAAGGACCCAGTGGCTGTAGGTTTGGATGCCTCCCGCTTCGACCAACATGTGAGTAAGGATGCACTTGAATGGGAACATTCAATATATCATCTATACTATAGATCAAAAAGATTACGAAATTTACTTAAACTCCAACTGGTCAATAAATGTTATATCAACCAGCCGGGCGGCCACATTCGTTATAAAACTAACGGATGTCGAATGTCTGGTGACATGAACACCAGTTTGGGTAACTGTCTCATCATGTCTTCAATGGTATGGTCATATGCACAATTCAAGAACACCACCATCAAACTCGTTAATGACGGGGATGATTGTGTGGTGTTCATGGAGCGCGCTGATCTATCCACCTTTATGACTGGACTCCCTCAATGGTTCACAGCCATGGGCTTCACTATGACAGTAGAACCACCAGTGTACGTTCTTGAACAGATTCAGTTCTGTTCAAGTAACCCAGTATACGTAGATGGTAAATACATCATGGTGAGAGACCCAAGGAAGGTAGTCGCAAAAGACCACATTTCCTTACTTCCCATAAACCACCCCATCTTGGCACAGCGCTGGTTCGCTGCTGTCGGACAAGGTGGCATAAGTATGACAGGTGGTATACCAATTTTACAAGACTATTACAAAAAGATGGCCGATGCAGCATGTGGCGCTGCACCATCTAAAAATTTCAATTTACAACGAATGTTAACGTTGGGGTACGGGATGGACCTCAAGTTCAAAGAACCATCCCCTGAGACCAGATTTTCCTTTTATCTGGCTTTTGACATAGATCCGTCATGTCAAATCGCGATCGAGGAGAGGTATCGCGACACCAATTTAGGACCATTAATGGTATCACATGTAACACATGTTGATCTACCACTAATGGTTATCTAATAACCTTTGTCCATTGGGTTTCTATCAATAATGTCCCAAAACTATTACTTTAGTGCTAACCAAAATGCCAAGAGACTACACGGCGACCCCCATGGTTTGATAGAGATGTATAGTCCCAGTCTGACATCTGGCATCCAATATAATGTCAAAGAAAACCCAAAAAGCAGAGATTGCTCAACTGCGTAAACAAATGAGCAAATTAAAGACGAAACAAACCCCACGTAAAACACCTTTTAAGGACGTGGGTGGTATTGTTGGAAAACGA